TGTTTACTTATAGAGAAAAATAAAAAAGAATTACAACTCTGTGTATCAGCTAATGATAACAACCACGCTAAAGCACAAGCGGTAGACATTGCACGAGGACTTCAAGCAGACGCATTTACACTCGTATACGGACAGATCAAACCTTGTGAACTAAGCGAGTTCTTTAACAAGTTAGCTCTTAGTGACTTTAGCCACACAGAATGCTTTACTTGGCAAGGAAAATATTGCAACAACACTCCAGTAATATACGCACTAGGAACTAAGTATTACGTGCGTCCTTTAATACTTACGTACCTAGACATACCTAAAGATTCTTTTGTACTACCCAAATGCAAAAGGAAAAACTGCATAAACCCTTTCCACAATACTTACAAAAATATGAAAGCCTCAAAGCTTACTAGCGCAGATAGGCAATTGGCGCTAGCCTTCGCAAGCCAAGGCACTCCTGTTAAGGACATCGCTAAGGCATTTAAAGTTCACCGCTCTTCGATCTATCGCTTGTTTAACCAATGAACATCCTCCTTTTAGGTCTCCGCGTCACCGACGAACCAATAGAAAGTGAAGGCAACTGCAATTTAAACGCAGAAGCTTTACCTTCAACCGAAAAGAAAATTCCGACAAAAGTAGTTTTAAGTCAGAAAGCAGATCACTATGTAGGAAAACTACTAAAGAAACTTAAAGATAAGGAAGTTTTCCTTGCTATCGGACCAACCAAAGCGGACCCGGATGGTTTGCTAAAGATGCAACCAATGCTAATTGCCAGAAAAGACAATTGGGATGATCTACTTGCTATCAATCTTTATATAGCCACGGGGGGCCTTGGTCCAAAAGCTGAAGAAAATCAACTTGGCGACAACACAGTCACCAACAGATCTTTGGCTTGGCAGGATGAAAACCAAGAAACAAACTGGATGAAGATATCTTGCTGGAACGAACTGTCAGCTCAACTGGCAGAGCTACCTGCAGGAACCCCCACTATTGCTGTTGGAAGGGTAAGCACATCCGAAAAAGACGAAAGAGTATTCTTGAACTACGGCGTGGATAAGATTCTTTATCTGCCTCGCACACAAAAAGCAGCCCCTACAAAGGCTGCAGACCCTGAAAAGGGTCGAGTTTCTACTGCTGCTCTCGGTTCTCTCGATTTTTCGCTTTAACTAACCATGGTATTTATCGCAGGCAAATTCTCAGCTGATGAAATCCTTTGTCAGATTCCCCCACACACACTACGAATTGATTTGCAGGCTCGTCGTTGGAAATCCGACAGTGATCCTGAAGCGGCCATCGTTGACACTAACGACAATGGCATACCCATCGAGTTTATCTTGCTTGGCTTCACGCCATTCTTTGGTAACCTCGGCATGCGGGCGCACGAAGAATTTATACGAATTAGTTTTATCGGTGTTTCACCGAATCATCGTCTACTACCTCCACGGTGTGTCTGCACGAGCATCATCAGCGGTAAGTCAAGCCAAAAAAACTTTATCACGTACTTCCAGACGTTGTATAACAATCGTATAAATGTAGGTGAAGTAGTAACGAGTACGAAGTTTGTGCAGAAATCTTTTAATGAACGCGATGCTTTTACAGGAGCTGATGGTCCAAAAATAAACTACAACGCATTAGAGTTTAAGGATCGGCCTTCACAGAATGACGAGGAGAAAAAGCTCATACAGGATGTATCTTCCTGGCTTGAGACTTCTGGAACAGAGCTGGTATCAGCTGCATTACGTTCTTCTATCCCCGGTTCTAATCTGGTTGAATTACCTCTGGGTGAAGACCACGGTGGTATTAAGGAAGCTTTTATGGAGGCTCACCCCAAAAGATTAGAGAGTTCTTTCGAAACGCCAAAGGCTTCTTTGCCTCCGGCTGCTGAAGCTCCAAAAAAAGCTGAGGCTGAAGTACCTCAAGCAACGCCAGCTCAAAAACCAGCTAAGGGACGAGAGCTGAATGAAGAACAGAAAGCTGCTCTAAAAGCGGCTGGTCTGGATTTTTGACGTAAACTGTCTAAGGACATGGGGAACGCGCCTTCGTTTGAAGGCGTTTTTTTTCTACATTTTTAGAACGATTTGGTGTCAATGGCGTTTTACCACGTGCCGAAATTTATTTTTGGCCCTATTGCCGATTCAAAATTGTGCTGTGGCACGGTCCTCTTACCAGCAGATTTTGACGGCCAACTCTTTGAACAAGTTAAAGACTCTAACGTAACAGACATTATTACGAACACATCAGAACAAAACATCCAAGATAAAAACTGGTGGGAAAACCAGAGAGGTAAGGTTGACTGGGTGATTGCGATAACACAAGGACTAGGTGAATACACGCCGTGGGTCATTGAATACGGTTTAGACGTGGCAAAACAAGGAATATGCATACTGGATCGCATCACTTTTTTGGAACCTGTGCGGAGTCGCGAAACCTTTCTTAAATCAGCTTCCTTAGTAAATCTAAAGATTCTAAGCCCTAGACCATCATTTCGTGCAGATGGTAAGCAACTAAAGGACTCAGTAACCTCAGCGTGGTTTGTTTTCAAAAAAGATGGACAAAAATTTACGAGTACAGTTATCGAGTACGAAGTAGGCTGGCTGCGCCCAAAGACCCCTCAACCATGAGTAAACAACTCTATAAGGCCTTGGACCAACTTATTGCTCTACAAAAGGAGCAGTGTCTAAAGCTGGACAAAATAGCGGCAGTGTTGATAAGTACACAACTACTCACTGAGTGCGTGGATTACCACGGGGAAGCAAGATCAGCTGAGGATTGTGCATCAATCACATTAGATGGTTTCTCGTCCGCGCTGTGTCTAATGAATGATTTAGATCAGCGTAACCGTGACTATCAATATCAAGCTAGTGAGTTCTTTGTAGACGATGACGAAGAAGACGAAGAAGAAAATGATGTTATCTCGGATTCCTTCTAGAATTACATAAGTTGACACGCACATTGTGTCCCAAACAAGGGTAACTTTAAACGGACTAAGGCATTACGTTTGTAATGGTGTTCCTAAACCACTTCCTTCTGTCACGTCGATCTTAAGCACAGCTCAAACAGAAAAAACGCGACAAAAACTCGCGACTTGGAATCTGTTAAACCCAGGTGTTGCCGACCAAGCAGCCGAAAGAGGAACGTGGATTCACGGTAGTGCAGAAAACTACCTAAAGGGATTGAGAGTCGTTCCGCCTGAAAAATATAAACCTTATTGGGATGGTGTGCCTGAGTTACTTGATAACTTACTTAAAGGGGGACGAGTGTTATGGTCAGAAAAACCATTCAACCAACCCAAGTGGAGTAAGTATGTTGGAGACGACGGAGTCGGAAGAATTCACTACTACGATCCAGTAACGGGTCACGGATACGCTGGCTGTTGTGACCTAATCTACATGAACGAAAATGCCGAGATCATCTTGGCTGACTTCAAAACCAGTAACGGACCTTACGCAGCAAAGTTTCCTAGAAAAGAACAAGCAATGAGCGAAGAAATACGAAAAGCTTTAGTCTCCGGTGTTTTTAAAGTTAAGAAAACACGACTGCAGTTAGCAGCTTATAAAGCAGCAGCTGAAAGTTGTTTAGGTATTAAGATAAACAAAACGCAAATAATTGTCGCCACAGCGATTAAAGAATTCAACACTCAAATATTTACGTTCGGCCCTGAAGAAATTGAAAGAGACGAAGAAAGTTGGTTTGAAGTTGTGAAACAATATTACGATATGCAACAAGTAACTTAATGATCCGATCGAGCATAGGGAAACACACGATGTCTAAAGAATTTATTTCGGGTGCACAACCCCTTTTGTTGGCAGACTAAGCTATCCAAGACACGTCATGAAGTTCATTTGTTCTGTAAACGAAGTAGTCGCTCAGCACGTCCATCCAAAAACTGGAAAGATACCTGTAGGCGGAAACTTTGCAGCATTCAACCTTAATTGGGTAGCAAAGGAGCTGACTGCGTCAGATCTAGCAACCGAGTTATCACAGGGTTATGGTCTATGCGCGTGGCACCTACTTGAAGGCAAGAGACAATCCGAATCGACCGGCGTAATTAAAGCCGGAATGATCATAGTTGATATAGATAACCAGGAAGATCGGAAAGATTCCGATGGAAACAAGGTACAGAGACAAGAACTTACTTTTGACCAAGCACTCGAACTAGATATTTGCAAAAAATATCTAACGCTTGCCTATTACTCTCCCTCAACAACATCAGAGTGGCCACGGTTCAGATTAGTTTTTGGTTTAGAGAAACCGATAATTGACCCAGGGTTTTATAAATTTTTTACACAGAAAATATACGCACAGATTCCTGGTTCAGATATAAGAGCTACAACAGTACCCAACCTTTTTTATGGCCCCAAAAAAGGTGAGAAAGTTTTTGAAATATCTGGGAACTACATCCCAGCTTCAAAACAAGATGAAGCTCACAAAGTATATTTAGCTACACCAAAAGAAGAAAGCCGGGACGATAAGACTGCCGAAGACATAATGAATACATTAACAATCAGTGAAGAAGGACTAGATCTTAAAAAATTGGTGTCAACTACTGTACGCTCAGTTTTAGATGGCGAGGCAGTAGAGGACCGAAGCTCAACAATGGCAGCGGTTTTTAAGGAGCTCATAGGCTGGAGTAATTGGTTGACAACACATGGTATGCCTGTGTGCGCATCAGCGTTGACAGTAGCACACCAAGCGTTCTATAATATCTATGCCTACCCTCACGACCTGGACAGCAAATTTGACCGAATCTTAAACTCGATAAAAGACGCGACTGACATCCAGCCTGCGATCGCTCTGGCTT